TACTAAGTGATTATAATAAGCATTTGGATTAGAAGTCCATGTTATGGTTCTAACTTTTTTAGTCTTTGATTGTGCATCTTTTATATTAGCATATACATCTAATGTAACTACTGGATCTCCACTTCCCATAACTTGAATATTTGAAGCTGTTGAAAGAGGAACCTTAATGAATACACTTTCCTCATTAGCTGTAAATCCATCAACTTTACCATTAAATGCTGATATTTTATCAAGCTTCAATACAACCATAGAACCTTCTGAATACCTTGGTTCATGGATACTTGCTTCTAAAAGTGAAGCAAACACTTCTTTGCCCTGATTAAAATCATTAAATGGTAACATCTTACTCCAAAAAAAAGATTAAACGTATCTACAATATTTATAATCAAGCAGATTGGGGGGCGGGTGGATCAGGGTTTCTATTTCTATTTGATTCTTCAACGGCTTTCAAAAAAACCTCAGGATGGAGTAGATGCCAACCTTCACAGGTCTCTTCATCTAATATATCAGCATAAAAACAACCATGTGGATCTTCCATCACATAAATTGCTTTACCATCAAAATGTACACTTTTGTCTGTGAGAAATAAGACATGAGTCATGGTTCCTGACTCAGGGTGGATATAATATTCTCCTGGCACGAAAGCCTTGAGAGTGGGGATAGGTGTTCCTTTGTTCTTTTCCTTTCTAAATTCTTCTAAATTAACTACTTTAGATTGGTTCACCACTAACTTTCAAAGGAAATTGATGTTCTTTAGCACATTCTGTAACATCATATACCTTTTGTTCTGCCAGTTGATAATCATAAACTCCAGCAACTCCTTGACCGAGTTTATGTACTTGAAGTGTAATTGAATTAGCCTCTTCCTCTGTTTTATGAAAAAACTCACGCAATATGAATACCACAAAATCCATAGGAGTAAAATCATCATTATGGAGAATGACTTTGTACTTCTTTGGAGGTGCTGGTTCTTTCTTTTTTTTAGTCTTTCCAGGAGGTCTATCTGCAACATTTACATTACCCGTATTTTCAGAGTTCATGTGTTCCATTAATCACCTGTATTAATTTTTAATGTTTCTGGAGCATTTGTAACTGGTGCTAGTGGTGGAGAAACTTGTTGTTGCTGTTGCTGTTTTTGCATCGCATCATATTGGCTTTTAGATACCCAATCAGCATTAAAAGAAACACTTCTCCTTTCAAAATCACCATCAGTTCTAAATGGATATACTGTATGTTGAAGGTGAGCTGGAAAAATGAAGAAATCTCCTACTTTTGGTTTTACCTTCAATAAATTACGTGTTAATCTAGAACCACCACCCGCACCACCAATAAACATAATACAACCATCATCATCTCTTTCTGGCTTTCGTGAAGGTAAAAATTCTGGAACTTTTAGATACATTACAGTTGACATTTGGCATTCTGTATGAATATGAATTGGATTATATTCTCCTTCCCATTGACTAATAACCCAACAACTCTTCATTTGAGTGAGGTATGATTCATCTTTAATTTTATCCCATTCATATGAAGTTGCCATTTGCCTATGGCAATGTGAAACATATTCTCCTATCATATTCATTAAAAAATTAAAAATAGAATTATCATTTCCAGCTGGATCTATAATCTTATAGTTTTGCATTAATTCATGAGGAATCAACGGTTCATCCACAATCTGGCCAGCAAGATTTTCCCCCCAATTTTTACGATCTGGGTCTTGAAGTACTTTATCCGTAATTTCAAGCATGCCCTTTACAACACTGGGAGGAAGTGTAATTTTGAAAAGAGAATCAGCCCACGGCTGTATGGTTTCTACTTGCATTTGGAAATCACCTCTTTTTTCTGCTTTCTTCTTAGCCCGATCTTGTTGCCTTCTTGCTGCTCTATTCATAATCTAATCCTCCAAAATCTCGCTTTTTAAATTTTCCCCCAGTTGCAACATCAAATGATGGAGTATTATCTACTTCTTGTCCAGTATCAACTAATTCATCTTGTGCTGATTGTGCTACATCAAATAATCTCATTTTAGCCCTATTAACTCCAACAACAAACTTTTTATTTAAAGTAGGATCATTGTACCTATTTTTAAGTTGTTTTATTAAAAGTTGTCCAAGTTCTTCCATTTGCTCTGTAGAAATAATAGCAAACATAAGATCCGCTGTAGCAGGAAGCCCGAAAGATTCGCTAGTATCTTCCAACCCCACATCCGTATTGGAATAACCAGATCTTGTCGTTTGAGTTGCAGATAAGATCGGAATCTTATTCTCCACAGCCAGCCCACGAAGTTCTTCAGCAATGGATTTGATATAGGTATATGAATTGACATTAGCCCCCGCCCGTATTCTTGAGGATGTACAAATGTTTATATAATCGACAAAAATGATATTAGGAACAAAAGATCTTTTGAGATTTAATTCATTCAAAAGAGATCTAAAATGATTCACATTTGCTGATGCAGTAGGATATTCTTTAACAATCAATTTCCCCTTGATTGTTTTCCTTAAATTATTTATTTTCCTATCATACAGATCTTTTGGAAGAGTATGTAAATCATCGACTGCCATATCAAGAAGATTTGCATCTATTCTTTCAGCAATCTTTTCTTCTGCCATTTCAAGAGTAATATAAAGTACATTTTGATTTTGGGAAAGACATGCTGATGCCACATGACACATAAACAAAGATTTACCTACTCCAGTTCCAGCAAGACAAATATTTAATGTCTTCTGCGGTAAACCACCTTTTGTAATTCTATTAAAATAGTCGAGGTCAAATGGAATACGCTCTTCAACCCTATGATAAAAATCAAACCTATCATCAGAATCATCCAAATAGTCATGCCCAACATGAGGATCGAAACTAACAGACAAGGCACCAGACAATAAATCAGGAATGTATCCTTTATCTTTGTCAGTTTTGGGATTGTCGAGGATTGATATTGATTCGACCACTGCATTGTAGATTGCTTTGTCTTGGCAGAATTTTTCTGTTGTGTCGAGTAACCATCCGAGGTCTGTATAATCTTCCGAGTCCGAATTAATCGCATCCAATAACTCCATTGATTCTTTAAATTCCTCTTCATTCATTTTAGTCTCTGTGAGTTCTATCACCAGAGCTTCTTTTGAAGGAAGGTTGTTATATTTAACTACAAAATCATGTATTTTACCATAAACTGTTTTATCAGCATTCTCTGTGAAATAATCAGTTTTCAGAAAAGGCAAAACCTTTCTGGTATATTCTTCATTCTGTAATAAATTCTTCAGTATTGCCGTTTCTGTTCTCATTTTCAGCAGACTCCCATAAAAGTTCTATAATTGCTTCACCAAGCTGTTTTTCAAAAATTTCGCCCTGCTCATCTGTAATGTCTCTATCACCAACATTATCTGGAGCCATTATAATATCATAACCATAATCACAATCAAGAGAACCATCTTCATTAAGTTCTTTATGTGTTTTAAAGTCTTTATATTTTATAACAACATGAACAAATGGACCCTCTATAATTTGGATACACATTCCTTCATCATCTGGATCAACCGGATTTGGAACAACTCTAAACCAGTTATTTTTCAGTTTCTTCTTCGGTTGATTCATCGGTGCTAAGTTCGGCATCACTTCCCTTTCCATATGAAAATTCTTTATCAGAAGCTTCTTCTAATTTTTTCATAATATCTTCTGTAAAATATTTTTCAGGATCATTCAAAATCTGTTTACCATACAATTTTGTCCCATCTGGCATTTCATAACGAGTTGCCACTTTCTTTATTATACCATATTTCTCAGATAATTCAAGTAATCCATAATATCTACTCAATCCTTCATCATAAGTCAAAAGTACATCAACCCTTTTGTTCTCTTTAGTAAGTCTTGATTTGAAAGTTTTACAATGTATGATATTTCCAATAACATCCGTTCCTACCTTCTCTTTTCTTTTGGAAAGAAAGATGATAGAGGCTGCTGCATATTGAAGTCCAGAACCACCACCCATCACATCTTGTGGAAACATAGTTCCAACCTGTTTATAAGTGTGATTGGTAACTATTAAAGGAATACCAGCCTTAGCAAGTTTCAGTGTTAAAACACGGAAAGCACCTTTTACAATTCGTGCCTTAGTCATGTCTACTTTATTCGCTCCTTCAGTAGTATCACCAACTTCTTTTTCAGTTGATAACATTCCCAAGCTGTCCAAACAAAGTAAAAGTGGAGCACCACTCGACTCAATATGTTTATCTACTACTCGTGTTGCTTGTTGAGCAAATTCTTGTATAGTAGCAACTGGTAATTGTATGAATCTTTTAGTATCAATGTCCCGCTCCTCAATCATCTCAGGAGTAAGAGCAGATTCAGATTCAAAATAAAGAACGCCACCACCAGGATTATCAGTAAGGAATTGCTTGACCAATCCAAGTAAGAAAAATGTCTTACCAGTCGCCGACTCACCCGCAAACGCAGTAATTTTATTCGACGGCAAGCCCTTGTATATACTTCCTGACAGAAGTGCATTAAGGATATAACTTCCTGTATCGATATGTTCATTTACGCTTCCTAACATTCCATCTGAAACTTTAGATGCATATGGATTCCCTGTTACTCCTATCAATTCATCAAAATAATCTGCCATATATTTTCCCCTTATTATGTAAAAAATTCCATAAGATCATTTCTTTTTTCATAATCCCAGCCAATAGATTTGAGTATACCTTTCATTGGAACAAGAAATGATTTTTCAAATTGTACTTCATAATTAATATATTCATTTAATCCAAATTCTTTTGGAAGAGTGTTCAACACCGCAATAACTGAATCACCAGTAGGATTGGGTTCAGTCAAATAAGCATACTTAATCTTTTCACCCTCTTGAATCTTTGGATACTTCTTTGTCAATCTTCTAGTTTGAAGTAACTTATTATATATTAAAGACCCCTTCACATGAAGTGGAGTTGACTTTCTATAGATAGTCGCAGCATCAGAATATTTTGCAAGACCCTTAACTGAACGTGGAAAAAACACATCTTCAGGTGGAAGTTTCTTAAACATACTCTTGAACTCTTCTATAAAATCTATCACATCTTGTTCAGTTCCATTCATGATAAGTTTAAATGCTTTCTTGAGAGCATTCCTACATGGTTCTGGAGTAGAACTTTTAACCGCTTCAATTCCCATAATCTTCAGTTTAGGTTTCTCATATTGGACACCCTCTGAATTATGAACATTCAGAACATAATGTTTTTTAGCAGTCCAAATTCCAACATCAGCAAGAACTTCTCTTTTCATCACCATCTTTTGTTGGAAAGCATTCACATACTCTGCCATTTTATTATAACACTCATCAATTACATTTTGTATTTTCCCATCACAAACATTATCCATGAATTTAATAATCTTTTGTGTATCTTCTAATCCTACCTTTTCAATCAAAGGATCAAGAGTCACATATAAAGAATCTGTATCAGATGCTAACACATAATCAACATCTTCAGTTTCTAAAATTTTATTCATGTATTTGTTGACTGCCTTTTCAGCCCACCTAATGGAAAGTTGACCAGCAACAGATACAGCCTCAGCATTTCTAACATCATAGAAACGGAACCACTGATTTCCTAGAGCACCATAAGCTGAATTGAGAGCAATCTTTAGATTAACTTGAAGATTATAATATTGAGATAATTTATTTTTATCTGCTGCTCTTCCCTTCTTTTGTTCATCAATCAGTAGTTTCTTATATTTAACTCTATCATCATACATCTTTTCCATAAGAGAAGGAAAAAATCCTTTATATTTCCTAGTATACAATGAACCATTTGGAGTCATTGTAATGTCCTTCTCCTTGAGAAAAGTAGTATCAAATTCTTCATTAAGCATAGATTCTACTAATCCAGTTTCTTCATGAGTTCCCAATAATGTTTCTGGAGAAATATTATATTGCATAATAAGATGAGGATATAGAGAATTCAAATCAAAACTACAAACCCATTTATGCCGACCAATCTGAGGATCTTTCACATACGCACCTTCATATGCTTCTCCCTTTTCTTCACGTCTTTTTGGGGGAATCACAATATTATTATCTCTCAAATGATTGTAACAAATACAATCCCACATTCTTACTGGACTGAATACATCATTGAAATTACACTTAGCCAAATATGCCAGAGATATTATCATCTCTAGTAATTTCATTTTCTTTTCAAGATTTTCAACTAACACTACATCATGTACATTATAATCAATAAACTTCTGAAAGTCTGTTCTATAAAGTTCATGTAATGTATCTACTTCAGAATAATCTAATTTTCTTTCTTCCAATTCTACATAAGCAATGTGATTTAGTGAATATGACTCTTGATTTACATACGTAAACTTTTTATATGCATCCATATAATCAAGAGCAGAAACTCCTACTAACTCATAAACTTGGTGCCTTCTTCCACCGATTCCTGTGATATTACTTTCTTTATACCAACCCCAAGGTGAAAGTCTCTTTGCAGTTTTTTCACCAAAAAGTTTAACGATTCTATTAACAAGATATGGAATATCAAAAAAACGAATGTTCCATCCAGTTATTATATCTGGATAATTTTTAGACCAATCATTAATAAACTCCATCAATAATGCTTTTTCATCAGTACACTTAATATATCTCACCCCTTCAGCGGGATTATAATCTCCACAAGCATAAACCTTGAAATCATCATTTACCTTAATGGATATAGCTAAAACCTCTTCATTAGCACTTTGAGCATCAGGAAATCCATGTTCAGAAGCTACTTCAATATCAATATATGCAGTTTTCATTTTTGTAACATCATAACTGACCATACCAGGATATTGATCAGCAATGAAAGCATATTGAAATTGATCTATACCAAATACATCTCCGGCATAGTTTTTAATTGCTTGATAAGATTCTTTCATAGATCCCCACTTGACAGGAGAAACTTTCTTACCGTCTAAAGTTCTCCATTTGGAGGGATTTTGAGAATGAACATATAAGGTAGGTTCATAGGGAATCTTTGCTTGAAAAGTTTTCCCTTGACTATTCACTCCCCTTATAGCAATATTATTGCCAAAAGGTTGTACATTAGTATAATACATTAATAATATTTCTGATATGGGATTTCTAATTTGTCAAATGTATTATAACACCATTTGATCTGTTTGTCAACCCATTTAATTGGACCAGAAAAGGCCCCGATAAGGAATAAAAACTGGAGATATATTTTAAGAATAAATCCTGTTAAAAAAATAATTATCTTTTTCACATCTTCTCCTATTTGAGAAGACCTTTCTTATATTGCGTCTTCCCATTAACTCTTAGAGCAGTTAATGTATTACCACGATTGGAACCATCCATTTTATAGGAACAATGTACCCAACCACTGTGAGGATCTTTACCATCATAAAATTCTAGAATGAGTTGATCAAAATCTAGATGTTTTGCAATCCATGTTGCAAGTTCTGGATTTGAAATTCTGCTCGATTCAAAATCGGCAGCTTCGCCATTGCAATGCTGACTTGTTTTAGAACCACCAACTGCTTTGTTTAATGCTGGAGAACGATAGCCACTATTGATACGAATGGGCCCAAATTCATCTCTTACTGGTTGAAGAATAAAATTACAAAGATTTACCAAATTGATAACGTGTTCTCTTGTTGCATCATTTGAAACTCCAATCCTATCAGCAGTAGAACTTTTTATCATTTCAGGATATGAAAAATTCTTTGTCAAATATCCATTATATGTTTCTGCCATAATATCCTTTTACTGTTTAACAATATCAAATGATCCTGTAGTTGGATCGATTTTAAGTTTGATTGTAATTTCCAAAGGTAATAAACTTCCATCTGCTTTAATTACAGGAAGTTTTCCTTCTACTGCACCCATTAGTGCTTCTTTTGCAGTATTGAATTTGTGAGTTGGATCTTCTTTGATGACTTTATCTAATTCTTTTTTTGCTTCTTTAGGAAGTATGCTGTCTATCATATCTTCCACATGATCTTTCGCTAAATCCTGAGCCTTGTCCATTACAAGACCAGAAATAACATTGAATAATAATACTGGTAACATAATTTTCCCTCAAATCAAAATTGATTATTATATTCTTCCCACATTTCAATACCACGTTGTGACGTTGGTCTAATGCCTTCTGGTGTTAGAACTTGCTCATCAAATTCTTCCCTTGAAAGTCGTTCTTCATCTTCTTCGTCTTCTTCGTCATCATCTTCTTCGTCTTCTTCGTCATCATCTTCTTCGTCTTCTTCGTCATCATCTTCTTCGTCTTCTTCATCCTCAGGCCAAGGCTCTACTTCTTCCTCATCCTCTTCTTCAATTTCTTCTTCTAATTCTAAAACTTTTTCTTTAGCCATTGTAATCTCCTAATTAATAACTTCTTGATTTTCAGGCTCAATCACTTCTGAGTCCTCTGATTCAGTACCAACTACTTTATTTAGTATTTCAGTAACCCATTCTGGTCCTCTTTGTGTGTCTGGAAATCCATCTTCAGAAGCTCGCCAAAGAATCTCACCACCAACCTCAATGATAATATCATCTTCAGAAATTGAATGTTTCTCAACATCTGATGGTTTACCTACGAGTTGTGGTTTATGATTTGCAATACCTGCAGTGATTTGAATACCATGAGGAAATCCATATTTTTCATGCATCATGATACGAACTGTTTTACCACCTTCAAATACTGGTGCTCTCATTTTATCAGGGATTTCCATATTTTCCATCCCCTTACCAGTTGATGTGTCTAATATTACACCACCATCTTCCTCTTCTTCTATTTTAACTTCTCCTGGTTCTTCACCAGTATCAACTTTATAGGTTTCTTCTTCTGCCATTTTTATCTCCAAAAAGGTGAGGGGCTCAAGCGGAGTTCCCACCCAACCGTGAGCCCCCGCGTCATTATTTAGAAGTCCCGATTTGAATCAGCCGTGGCTTCTTCTCATCAGGAATCACTTTTTCAAGGTCGATAATCAACATACCATCCTTGAGGTCCGCACCCTTTACAATGATATCATCAGAAAGTGTAAACGTACGCATAAAAGATCGTCTAGCGATCCCTTTATGTACGAAAGAATCATCAGAATTTACTTCTGTTTTTTCTTCAAGTTTTTTAGAACGAATTGCCAACTGGCCTTCCGTTACTTCAACTTCAATATCATCCTTTGAGAAACCAGCAAGGGCTAACTCAATGACATATTGAAGTTCATTTACTTTCCGAATGTTATATGGGGGATACCCCGAATCGCGAGTAGTGTCCATATCAAAAAGACGATCAAAAAGAGAATCGAATCCTATAGAGAATCCCATTGCTTTCTGAAAATCTTGGGGTGTAAACGCGGAGTGTCGTGCTAGTACCATAATGCCTCCTTATAAAGCGAGGTTAATAAAACACTTACCCCATAGCACATGGCGGTAAGTTTGTGTTACGAGACCATCACTATGATGCGTCTCAATCACGCCAACCTTCTCCTCTCAGGAGATGTTCGCAGCGATGTTTAAAAACTGTCCAAATTAGCTCAGTTAAAGAATCTGCAGCATAATTTCCAGAATCTTTAACTAATAACTTGTATTTTGTTTCCATAAAATCCTCATCAATCAACCAATTTACATCATGAAACTCATTCATAAGCAATAGTAAAAAAGGGTGAGATGGATAGTAGGACTCGGCGTACCTACAACTTCGGGGAACGAACTTCCGTTAGCTTTGACCCTCCGAACCAGAACCCTCGCATGGTATGCGAGATGTGACCCCCAACTGTTACCAGTTGGGTAGCCTCAGCACCATCTGTGAACTGTCTCATTCAATCCGCTCTCGAGGATTGTATTATGAGTATATCCAAGGACCGTCATCCTTTTGTTCACCCTTTATTACATTATAACATATTTATATAGTTTGTCAAGTATTTACTTTTTATCGTAAATCCCCCACAATACCCAAATTGCTGCCAATCCAACCAATCCTTCGCCGCCCAATTTGCTAACCAGTGCTAAGACTGATCCAACAATATCAAGACCTATGAATGGAACGGTTGCACCAAAAATAACTTGAAGTACGACTCCAAGAGCAATAAGCGCTAAACCAATTTCTGTAAGGCTTCTAATCCAGCCTAAAACTTTATCTACCATGTATTAACTCCTATGGTTAAGTTCCTGTTGAACCGAAACCACCATCACGCTCGGTCTTCTGAACTGGTGGTTCCTTGGATTCTATAAAATTATATTGAATTTTTTCCACCAATTCAGCTTGACATAACCTATCTGTATTATTTATACTCTTTGGAGATTGCGATAAGTTAGTCATCATAACATATAATGGTTCAATATAATCCCAATCTATAATTCCTTCACAATTAGTCAAGTACAATCCATGTTTCCACACTAAACCAGACCGTGAATGAAGGCGTACTGAATGTCCCGGCGGAATATCCAAAATTAATCCAGTCGGGATTAAAACTCTTTCCATGTTAAAAATCTGAATAGATCCATTTTTCAGAGGTCTTTCAATCTCTCTATCAAGTGTATCTTGATGAACTTTATATCTTTCTATTCCATCAAGACACGCATGGAGATCAAAACACGCGGACCCTCTAGTGGCAAAAAAAGGTTCTTTTGCGCTTGGGTGTATTTTATAGTATTTTAGTGATAACATCATGTTTCATCTTCTACCTTCTTGCTTCCAATATTATATTTAGCAGTTAAATTCCACTCATCTTTTTCTTTGAAAGAAAGAATTTTCAATTGATTTAAAGGAACTATCAATTCCTCAGTTTCTGCTGGACTTACTAACGTAATAAGACCCCATTCAGCTAACAAATTAGCAATAGTATTTCTTCTCGCTTGATCATTTTCGGAAAAGTTTGTTGGTTTTCCGTCTAGCGCAAAAAGTTCCTTAAAATGTACAATGTAATATCGCCCCTGCTTATGTAGGATATGGCAGGACTGATATAGTGTTTTGTCCTTTCTGGACGCAACCCCAATCCGAGTCAGGGTTTCTCTTACCTTTAGAAAATCATCTGGATTCTCCAAGGTACATTCTATCATAGTGTCTATTGATACTGTCATTTTTCCACTCCACCTTGATTCAGTTTATTACTGATATAGGCCAGTTGTTCCCGAGAGAGTATCTTTAGAGCGTCTTTGGCCTTTTCATTACCAAATCCATAATACTCTTTGACAATATCCAAATTGTCAAGTTTCTCAGGTTTCAACCATTTGCTATACCTCTTTTTCTTTCTGATACTATTTATAAAGTAATCAAACTGAAGCCGAGGATCGAGATGGTAGTTTCTGTTCATTTCATTACATTGGAAGATAGTATCCATAAAGAAAGACAGCCCTCTATTAACAATAAAGGAGCTGTATTTCTTCTCACTAACTTCGTCGACCATCAAATCTTCCTTAGATTCATTGATGGCTTTTAAATATTCAAATGGACTCATGATATAATATATAGGTGGAGCGAGCAGGAGGAATCGAACCCCCATTCCCAGGTTGGAAACCTGGAGTATTACCTTTATACGATGCTCGCAATTTAACTATAATAATATTATAACATATATTCATCATTTGTCAACCGCTTTATTTTGTATCTGGTATTGATATGGGTATTTCCTCATAATTAATTATGTACTCCGTATTTATATTTGTCCAAAGTCTTTGTAACTTAGCCCAAACACCAGTATTTGGTGTTATCCAACCGTCTCTTAGAGTTTTACTTTGAGAATAATGAACAACTAATCTAACTTTCTTAAAAGGATCTCTTTTTGGAATTGCTGCTAGAGCCTCTTGAATATCTTTATCAATATTTTCTAAGATTTTATGAAAAATTTTATCAGCAATAGAGACAGCACAATAAAATATTATTTCATCTGGAAATACTTTTTTTAATTTATCAACATAATCTTGTTTGTCTTGATCACTATAATCTGGAAGAACCATGTTAATTTTGTTTTGTTCTGCTTCAAATATAGAGTCTCTAACACCTTTCATTACATCAGCAACTTGGGCAGAACTTAAATCATAATCTTCTTTAATCATAGACCTATTAAATTTGGTATCATGTTCACGTTCACCATTTTTTGTGATACTCAAAATAAATTTAATAGCATC